AATATAGTGTTCTGTAATTGCCGCATGAATGCCGCCGGATACCTCCAAGCTTTTAAGCTATAACACCAGCCAAGAAACCGGTTTTTTATCTTATCAATGAGCAAGCAAGCGCCAGCGCCGGGACAGTTTACACCTGGTAAAGATGACCAAGTCCAAAACGGTAGCTTTCCGTTACCCTTTTGAAACATTCCAAACGGCGCGCCGGCCATGTTTACAAGCGGTGTCTTGATCCATGCGAACAGCTTTCTAGCGTCACTGGCCCAGCCCGGTTTGTTGAGATATTCCGCCCGGGTTATAATCTCCTTGATCATGTGTAGTATTGCGCTGCTGGTCCAATGCGCTTGGTCTGTGGTGATCAGTAAACCGGATAAGAATCCGCGGCTTACTGTGGTTGTCTTATGTTCTATCATTTATCTATCCTTTATAGTTGTTTGTGTTGTTTAGTTTATTGATCTCCTCATCTTTATCTTGCATTATGTCTACTATGAACTGCCTTATCTCTACAAGTTCCTTATAGCAAAACACATCTCTTATTAAATACAGTACACCCTTTACGAGGTTCTGTCTGTCTTTACTTCCATAATCCGCCATTGGATAACTCCTTTATTAGTTAAGTGTTGCTTAAATGTATGATAATTGCTGCGCTTTGTCAACACTACCTAAACATGATACCCGGCCGCGAGTGATCCCAAAATATATCCGGCGGTCAGTGGTCCGCATTGCGCCAAATTTCCACAGATCTCCACAGCCGGCAAAATCTCCGAGGGTCGACCATTGGATAAGATATCCACTGTCTCAAAATGATACGATATACCAAGGCCAGAAATTGGCCCGCGACGTACCCTGTCTCTAAATTTTTTTTTACCCTTTTTGTCAACACTTTGAATTGTGTATTATCTGTCGCTTTATGAATAAGGAATGGCATAATCTCTCGGATGCGGATGCCACTTTATTAGAAGATGCTATAATACAAAGTGAGCAATTCGCTACCAAACTTGCGATATTTCGCAGTGCACTGGTTCCCCCGGAACAGCGCTGGCTACAACTGAACGCCCACGAGATCTATGACCAACTAAGCGCAAGAGAATTAGAGGTCTTCAAAATGAGAACATTACAACATACTTTCCCAGTGATAGCAGATGCCTTGGATATCAGTGTATCCAGTGCAAAGACCTACTGGCGACGCTGCTTGGCCAAGTGCACCAAGTCATTCATGTCACCCAATGAGGTAAGTAGTGATGGGTAAGAAAATTGACATAGATGCTGAGAAGGTAAGAATGCTTGCCAGCTTCGGCTGCACGTACATGGACATTGGAAAGTACTATCAGTGTAACGAGAGCGTCATCCGCAAGCGGTTCAAGGCTGAATTCGAGGGCGGACAGGAAGACCTCAAGCTATCTCTGCGCAAGAATCTCATCAAAATGAGCCTAGAAGAGCAGAACACAGCTGCATCCATATTCTTAGCAAAGAATTACCTCGGCATGTCCGACAAAACTGCGATAGACCTAACTGGAAACATTGAAAGCGTACTTAAAGAGTGCGGTTTTGAGGACAATCCACTTGATCAAACAAATACTGAACAGGCAGAAGCTATGGAAGCTCTTGGGGTATCAACCGACCCCACATCAGCTGGCCATACATAATAGCAAAGCTCGATTTCGCGTATGTAACATGGGCCGCCGTAGCGGCAAGAGCTGGATGGCAGCTCACGAGATCATCCCATGGTTACTCACACCCAACACACGTGGCTGGATCGTAGCACCCAATTACAACCTTGGCCAAAAGGTTGCTCGTGAAGTAAAGCGCATCATCATTCGCGAATTAAAGCTACCAGTAGAATCCAAGAAAGAAATTAGTGGCGATCTATACTTCATGCGCCTATCCGGACTTAACTCAGAAATAGCGGTACGTTCCGCGGACTCCCCGGAAAGTCTTATCGGAGAGGGTGTAGATTATTTAGTAATAGACGAGATGGCGCTTATAAGCCGCCAGACCTATGAGATGTTCTTGCGTCCCACATTAGCGGACAGGCAAGGTTGGGCGTTATTTTGCTCCACTCCACGTGGATTTAATTATTTTGAGCAACTCTTTCGTTATGGAAAGGACAAGAAGCACCCGGATTGGGAAAGTTGGCAAGTCCCAAGCTGGGAATCTCCATTCTTCAAGGATGACATAGAACAACTAAAAAGGACATTGACACGTGAGACATTTCTACAAGAAGTTGGCGCTGAGTTTACAAGCTTTGCGGGAAAGGTATACCCATTCGACCGTTTCATCCAGGTCAAGGAGCACCTCAAGTATGACCCAAATCTTCCCACATACGTTGGTATCGATTTCGGGTTCAGAGCAAGCTGTGCAGTGGTCCTACAAGTACGATACCACCATGACGGAACCTCCGACATTCACCAGATCGACGAGATATTCCTTGAGAACACCAAGACGGAAGACCTAGCCAGACTCATCAAGGGGTTACCGTATCATATCACGGCTTACTTTGGTGACCCAGCGGGATCTGCCACCAATCTGCATACTGGACTCTCAGATTTTCAGGTCTTTCAAAAGAATTACGGAATGCGTGTCCAGTACAAGCGCGACAAGACCACCCGGGACGTGGTCAATGGTGTATCTCATGTTAGGAGATGGTTTGAGGATGCGAACGGTGACCCTCATTTTTGGGTGGCCAAGCGTTGTAAGGCATCCATTCAAGCTTATGAGAATTATCGATACCCAGCTCATAAGGAGGACCAGCAATTAAGAGAGATGCCATTGAAAGATGGGCGAAACGATCACATTGCAGACGCGCTCAGATTCGCCATATGTAACCTTTTTCCTATAAGAAGTAGAACAGCGGGTGTAATCGATTGGTAATATTACAAGATCTATCTGAAGGCGCGATTCAAGCGTCCTTACAGGAACATTTAAGCTACATAGAAGATGAGCGCACCAAAGAGCGTGACTACATGCTTGATTGGTATGAGGGTATCAATATTGATACATACGTTTCACACTATTTTAGCAGAGAGACCATGCGTCAGGTTCCGGTCATGCATCAAAACTTGACCAAACGTATTTGTTCCTTGCGAGGGATGACATACAAGCGCAGTCCAAGACTTGGAACATCTGACTCATATAAGGATATGATAGATGGCTCTAGTTTACACTCACAACGGAGAATGTTGGAGCGTTTGACCTTTTTACTAGGTACGATGGCATTTCGTAGCTACTGGGACGAATCAGTTGGTAAGGTCAAGTATCAGACCCTCTCACATTTCACACCACTATTTCTTGCTGGCGATAGCCGTGATGAGCCTGTAGGTGTGTGCTACCCCATAGAATACCAAGGGAATGCCAGAACAGATCGTCCTGTGCACGCGGTATGGACCGCAGATAGGCCCGGCGCACCCGGTATGCATTATTTGGTCGATGACCATGGTATGAAGATATCGGTCAATGAGCAAGACCGTAATCCGTATGGAGTATTGCCAGTTACCTTTGTGCATCGTTACCCACCGGTCCGAGACTTTTGGTCCGGAAGTGGCGCAATGGATGTGGTCTCTGTGGACTTGGCCGTTAACGTGGCGCAATACGAATTGAGTCTTTGTTTACGTTACGGCGCAATGGGAATCAAATATCTTACCAACATTGATGATGCATCGCGCGTAGAGATTGGCGTTGATAAAATTTTGTATTTACCACAGGACTCAGATCTTAGAGTCACAAGTCCCGGTGGCAGTCTCACAGACATTATCGAAGCCACAAGATTCCTAGTGGAATCCTGTTTGAACAATAACCACATCCGGGCAAAATACGCTCGTAACGATTCGGGCAATGCGCCATCCGCCGCAAGCTTGGCCATCATTGAAATGGAGAATTTAGATGAGCGAGCTGCGCAGACCGAGGACACTTGGAGACCTTGGGAGCATCGTAGATATGAAGTGGACCGAAGAATTCTGCAAGTTGAAACCAATACCGACCCCGGACCTGACTACTCTGTTGATTTCCTAGAGCCTAACTACGCACTGACACCCGAATCAGAGATCGCGCTATGGTCATTTTACTTTGATCGTGGCCTTGCGACTCCTGAGATGTGGTTCCTGTACAAGAATCCCGATGCTTCGGAAGAGGACAAACAGGCATTCCAAGAACAACAGCAAGCAAATCAAGAAGACCAACAACCACAAAATCGTCTACTGAATAGACTACAGAGTTAGTCATGGCCGTCATAGATGACGCTATTTCTAAGTATCTAGAGTCTTTGGGAGTTGCTGAAGATGAATTTATCAAAGACGTTAAGCAAATGGA